CCAGAAATAACAACTGTAGACTGCGCAATGTCTCCAGACACAGCATTGTAAATATCACTCCATACATAGCGAGTGGGTAGAGATATATAGGTTGCTTCGGTCTTCGGGGCTCCAGCGGCTACGGCAATCTTTGCCCAAAGATAGCGTTCAGGGAGAAGCCAGTAGTCCGCAACAGATCCAGAACCCAACTCCCCAACAAGCCACCGCGCCAGCATCTGCCGTCTTGGCAAATCTGCTGCTGAAGCAAAAGTGGCGTTTAGGGTGGGAAGAGCCATAGTCTATGGCCCTTGTGGCGTTAAGCCATCCCCATGACACGGGCTCCAAGGCCTTTCATGGGGTTCTTAGCTTCCATATCATCCGCCGCCATGTCCTCCTCTTCACTGGTGGATTCATCCTCAGGAGGTTCATCTTCTTTCGGGATTTCGACGCCAGCAATCATGGTGGGGACAAGATACCCGCCTTCGAGGCGAACGGTAAAAAGTTCTTCAAAGGAATCGCCGTCAGCGACATCCTCTGGCAATGTGTAATTTTCTGGCAAGGGAAGTTTCATAATATTAGGTTTGTTTAAAGTATTGTGGGAAGTAGGTGCGCTCTGCTTCTTCGCGGGCCGCACAAGCCTCCTCAAATGTCTTAAAGTATCCTAGCGTCTTTTCTTTGGATTGCAAACTTATTCTTGCCCTCCATGCCTTCATTTGGCGAAAATATGTAACACCTGTCTTACCACTACTATTATTAACCCTCTTTCTGTAGAGTTGATATGGTTTATTTTCGGGCTTTGCTTCTGGAAGTTTCTCTACTAACAGATCTTTAGATCTTGCGTATTTGCCGTAATGCTTGGCCTCTACAGCCTCTCTGGCGGATTTAGCTTCCTCAAGTGTTGGGAATGATCCCAAGGTTTTAAATTCCCCATTGTCTGAATAATAAGCCAAATATTTACCACTTCGACGCTTGCTAACTCCAACAACTCCCGTTTTATTATCGCTCCTCAAACGCCGATTCATGGCATTCTGCGAATGTGTAACGAGCCTCATATTTTCCCTTCGGCAGTCTAGACTGTCTCCGTTGATATGATCAACATGCAGTCCGCTTGGAGCGTTCACTATTTCGCGATGTAGATATATCTCCCGTGATTTTCCATTGATTTTTACTTTGCGAACTGGGTAATACTTCTTCCCGCTTCTATGGGCGCTCCAATTGAATTGATTGTATTTTTCGTAATCGGCATCGTCAACCAACACCGACAGTCCTTTGGTTAGTTCAATGTATTTCGACATAAGAAGAGGGTGGCAGCTTACGCCACCACCCTCTTTGAGTCAATGATTATTTACCTAAGTTCAGGGAACCAAATAACCATACCCCGACCCAGAGGCGCATGAGACTAGGTCATTCGCCAAACTACAGCGGAGGTGAATGACATAATAACCCCACTCAGGCACGTTCTGTTTGACGGCACAGGCCATCTTGGCCCGCCAGTAACCAGAATTTTTGTCAGGGTTACAGTTCTTATCATACTCGTTGACCCAGCGGAAATCTCCGCGATAGTTCTGAGCATCATAAGTCAGTTTGCCGACTTTGAGGTTAGGATTAGGAACCAGCCACTCCATGGCCTTCGGATGGAAGATAACCGTGGAGGTGTACTTCGCATTCTTGTAGGCAGGATTGACGATGGCCTTGGTACCCTTGGTAGCACCAGTGGTGGTGATATAAGGAGCAACCTCAACCAGCGTTCCGCCAGCGCCATCATTGAAGCGTTTCGGGAACGGGCGGCTGTGGAACACATAACCAGCATAGCTCTTCTTAGGAAGAAGCATCTGGCCGTTAGGCCCAAGCAGATCATTCACGCGATCACTCCAGCGGATGTCCTGACGGATATCTTGGTTGATCTTGATCAACTGTTCGATGGTGCCGCGCTCGGAGAACACGTTGAAGACAGGCGAACCGTCATCAGTCACCGCATCACCATCATCGCCAGCGTTGCTGGTGTAGAGGCTGTCGTAGACCTGACGCAGAACACCAGTGGTGAGAACGCTCGTAGGAACGGTCAAACCAGAGATCGTAGCAAGCCCATCGGCAGAGAACGTGATACCACTAACCGTCTGATCGAAACCAGCCTCAACCGAAAGCTTGGTCGAGTTTTCCAGATAGTCGTTGTCGTAGCGTTTCGTCCACTCAACGTTGATGTTGTCGGCAAGGATCTTGATGTAGTTGTTGACATCTTCCACGGGGAACGCGGAGGTGCGAACATCTTCCAAGCAGATCCAATCAGACTCAATGGCCAAGTGGCGCAGCTTGAAATCCTTCTGATCGAAGGCGTAGCCGACCTTACGGACGTTGGGCAAGCAGGAGTTGTTCTGCTCGGAGGTGTTGCCACCATAAGCATTAGCGCCAGTGACTCCCATGTCTTCCCATCCGAGGGAACCAGAGGAGATTGTACGTTGTGCGATGGTGTTTTTGATAACGGCTCCCATGTTGTCGGGGAACGCGGACTGCGAGACGAAGCGCAGATAAGGATCTTTATAAAGACCCAAACGATAGGTGCCAAGAGCAACGCGACCAGTTTCGCGAACGAAGTTATCGTTGATCGATTCGCAACTTGTAGCTGTTTGATACGACATAATATTTTAATTCTTTCTAATTAAGTTTAAGTTTTGACGGCGCACGAATGCGTCATCGATTGAATTCTGCTCCGCAAGCAGAGGGTTGGCGGAAATTAATTGAGAAAGCACTAAGCCAGCTAACAAGGCATCTGTGACCAATTCAGATTTAAGTCTTAAATGAAACTACCAGTTATTATAAATAAGTCAACAAAGTTTTTGCTTGGACTCTGAAATTTTTCTTTTGGTCTCTTCGGACACCGTTCTATTTTTCATTCTTTGTGAGATTTTTTCGCAATGCTCTTTAGATCTTAATGGCATTTTCCTTCCAAGTTTGGCCAACGCCATTTTTCGTTTTGTCTCTTCGCTATGTTTTTTTCCAATCCTTGGGTGTTTTTCTCCAGTTAGTTTTACAAACTGCGGTGGCAACTTACCCTTCATCCTCTCAGAAATAGCCAATCTTTGGACTTCGGGCATGGGGCCGAATTTCTTTCCCTTTCTTCCTATGGAGATCTTCTTTCGGGCTTCTGCGGTCATCATTGCCCCGTTGCCACCTCCCTCCGCCAAGTTGTAATTAGTGGGTAATTCCGCCCACCACAGAGGAACCAAGCATCTCTCAATGAAGTTTAAGGAGACGGGGCCGTTGGCAAAGATCAAGATTTCCTTCTTGAAGCTATCCCGCCCGTATTTCTTAATTGCGGCCTTGAGGGCTTTTCCGCTTCCTAAATATCCGTCTTCTAAATCATTGGTGATGTGCTGGCCAACGTAGGTATTTCCATTTACGAGATTGGTTACCTCGTAGATGTAGAAGTAGATTTTAGGTTCGGGGCTCAACCCGTAAATTACCTAAAGATAGATTTTCCGAAATTTATCAAACTATCAGCATCCTCATCGCCATCATCCGAAGAATCTGCTTCGGTGGCCTTGCCCAAGCTGGGGGTTGCTCCGACGAGTCCCTCTAACTGGGCCTTGAGTTCTTTGATTTCGGCGTTCTTAGTCTCGCTCACCTTCTGCAACTGGGCACTATAATGGTTGATGGCGCTCTCAAGGAAGGGCACTACTTCGGCTTTTGCCAAGATGGCGCTTCGATCCTCGACACTCATGCGATCAAGATTAGTTTCGGAAGCAATCTTTTTGGCGCTGCGAAGATGGCTATTCCAATCATCCTGTCCGTCCACCTCGCGAAGGAAAGCAAACTTGTCCTCTAGATTTGTCCACGTTTTGGCCGTGAAGGCTTTCTGGAGCCTTAAATCATTCTCAATAAACTCCTGTTCAGATTGAGCCCTGCGGGCGTTTTCAGCCTCTGCAAGAGATTCTGCTTCCTGCTGGAACCTCTCATGGTATTGGGCCAACTCATGGTATTTATCGGCCATCTTGACAATGGACAACTGCTCCATCCGCTTGAAGTCTCCTGTCAGGTCTTCCAAAGAGTCGATTCGTTTGCGGGCATCGGGTTCGGTCAGTGCCTGCCACAGTTTAGAGAAATCGGCATCATTAGCTTCTGCGATGGCCTTCAAATCGCCCTGAAGGTTGTTTACGGGCTTTGTAATGTTTTCAATGTACTCAGGACTGCGCTGATAGTTGGCAGTCTTTAGCTCGCGGCCAAGTTCTGCCATGCGAGTCTTATATGATTCAATCTCTTCCTGAAGGCTCTTAACTGTCTCGCCCTCGTATTTACCCACCTTCTCTTTAGTGGCTTCTAGTTCGGCCTTGAGGCGATCCCGCTCCTCGCGGGCTTTTTTCATCTCTCCCTTGATCTCTTTCCAGCTTGAGACGCCCTTCTCAGAATCATCACCTTCGGGTTTATCGGCCACCTGTTTATCTTGAAAGTGGGGATTCAGCGGGAGATCTTCATCTGAGATATTCTCATTTGGTTTATCTTTAGTATCCTTAGACGATACATTCTTGGTGATATTCGCAACTACTTTCTCCGTCTCCTCCTTGGTTGCCTTAGATTTCTTTTCGGCCTTGGGTTCCGCTTTGACGGGAGTAACTTTCTCTTCTTGGGGAGCTTCCTCTTTCGGGATCTCGACGTGCTCTGGGGTTGCTTCGACTGCGGACGCTTCATTTGCTTCGGGTTGACTTTTACCACCAAAGATGGTTCCAGCAAAGTCTGCTTCGCCCGTGAGGGCTGAGTTGAGGATATCGGCCATAGGATGTATCGTTAATAGTTACTTGTTTGTATAAATGCTTAATATATTAAGCTGTTTGTGTTTCTTCTGAAGTTATATGGGAGAATGGTTCTGGCAAGTCGAATCTTGGTTTAGTTTCTACTTTGCC